AAAAAGGTTCCAGTCCTGCTCCCAGGCGGCAGCCACGCCGCTTAAGTCACCGGTTGTCTTGTCCCAGGCGGCGGCTCCCCAGCTCCCCGCCGTCTGCTTCATCACATAGAGCACAGCCTGGTCGGCGTAAAAAAGGGCGATATCCCCTCCCGGTTTATAGGCGGCGGCAGCTCCGTAAACGGCGGTGGTGGGGGTGTACCCCAGGAGGGACCAGCTCCCCCAGGTCGTCCCGCTATCGGTTGACTCCCGGTGGTAAATGCGGCTGCTGGTGTCAATGTAGAACTGGCTCACCCTTGCCTCCCGGCCGGCGGAGGCGACGGCGATGACATTATAGATACTGAGATAGATCCAGGTCCCGAAGTCCGAGCCTTCCCCGGGGCTCGTTACCCGCTGGTAATAGAGCTTCCTGCCGTCCGCCGCGGGCGTCACCCGGAGACGAATTAAGCTGCCGCCCGCCGGCATCGCCGCGGTGTGAAGGTAGTCATCCTCTGCACCGGTATAGAGCCTCGTCCAGTCGAGCCTTACGACGCCGGTAACCAGGTTTTTGGCCTGGAGCCCGACATAGGGGACGCGGCTTGCCTCTTTCTGGGCTGCCTCGAGCGTTGTAGTCAGGGTTCTCACTTAGCGCCTCGCTTCAATTTTTTTCGGGGAAACAATTCAGGTAGCACACTCCGTGGGTAAGCGGTATGCAGCTACGATTTGTTTTCCCCCTTCTGACCTTCAACCCACTCCCTGCCTCCGTAGAAATGCTCCTGCAGCACACCGAGAAAGTAAAAGAAAGAGACTAGGGCAATAAGGCAATAAGGGCAGTTAGCCAGGAAGAGATAGATTTTCCAGAAGTGCAAGCCGGAGACAAAGCCGATGCTGACAAAAAAGACGATATTGACTATCTCGTTTTGATGCCAGAAGTCTCTACGAATATAGGTCCACGGCCGCCCCCCGATGCGGGACCAGAGCGCTTTATAGAGGTTCATTTGCTCATCTCCCTTCTCGGCAACTTTTCACCGCACCACATACACCACCATTCAACCTCCCCACCAAGGGTTTTCTCTTTAAGCACCATCGGGTGTTTGCAGTTAGGACACTTCATTCCTCTCCTCCTTAATAGAGCTGGCTTGAGCGCAGCCGGTTACGCCTTCCCAGCCTTTTTAGCCTGTCCTTAAAGGTCAGCAGCCTGGCGTTGCCCCACAGGCGGTATTCCCTGGGGGTCGACATGCCGCCGACATTGACCCGGTTGATGGAGTAGGCCGACATTTCAATCGCGGCGTAGCCCCCGGCTCCCGCGGCGATGATGTCCTCGTATTTCGTGGGGATGGTGGAGCCCAGGGCGTTGAGAACGTGGAGCTCCCCGTAGTAGACGCGGCAGTTGCCGCCGTTGGGAACATCCCCGCTGATGATGGTTAAGGTATCCCCCCAGATAGAAAAGCGCTGGTAGCTGGTGGGGAAGTTGTCAATCGGGTACTCGGCCGCCTGGACCATGATGCGGTCCGCCAGGCTGGAGATATTAACCTCCCGGGAGCCGCTGGTGGTGGGTAGTAAAGCCATCGCCGGCAGGGGCACCCTCTCTGAGAGCTCCTTTACGGCACGGTTGATGTGCCGGGTCAGCTCGTCATCCGACCACCGGTAAGGGGAAGTCTCGTCTTTTAGGTCCCGCCTTACCAGGGTTATCATCTCGGTTAGGTTCATTTCAACCTCACCTATCCCCCTCTCCTTTGAAGGAAAGGGGGAAGTAGTTTATTAAAGAGGGGCTGCGCCCCTCTTAGGCACCCGGTATTGATATTTTTCCTCCGGGTACTGATGTTTTTCCTCCGGGCACCGCTGCTCGCCCTGGTGGCACCGCTGTTTTCTCTCCGGGCGCCAGCCTCATCCCCCCGCCCCTGGCGGCGCGGCTGAGTAAAGCGGCGTAGCGGTCCCTGCCCTGCCCGCTCTCGCTTAAGGAAGCCAGCCGGCTGAGGATAGCGTCGGTCCCGGCGCCGCTATCAGCGCCGAAGAAGAAAAAGATGGCGTCGAGAATTGACTGCTCGAGGCCGCTGCCCGACTCATTCCTTGATAAGGCAGCGATGAGGGCACCGGTGTCCGTGCCGGCCCCCGTGTCCTGGGCGGCAGCCGCAGAGATAAGGCCGGCAAGTTCGGCGGCAGCCCCCGCGTCTCCGGCAGCCAGGCTCGCGAGCAGCGACAACGCCTCAAGGGCGCTGCCTTCTTCAGCCAGGGCAAGGGCTCTACTCAGTAAAGCCTCAGTTCCTGACCCGGCCTCCTCGCCGGTTAGCATTGCCGACAGTAGCAGTAACGCCTCTGCCCCGGTGCCGTTTTCCGCTTTAACCAGGACTGCCAGCAGCGTTGCGAAAGCGTCCTCTCCCAGGCCGTTATCCCCCAGGCCGAATAGAGCTGACAGCGATAGTCCCTCAGCCCCCGACCCCTCATCAGACTCACTAAGCTCAGCAAGGGCGGCGTCGAGGGCGTCAAGGCTGCTCCCGGTATCAGAACGGGTGAAGAAGCCACTTAAGCTGCGGCTTTCGTAGCTTGAGCCCGCATCCGTGTGAAGGATAGCGGCGATAACGGAGCTCAGGTCGGCGCCGGCGCCCAGCTCGGTAAGGGTTAAACCTCTGCCGGCGACGGTGTCCCCTCCATCTCCCGCCTCGGCCAGGAAAACGCCCCTACCGAGCAACGCCTCTATCCCGCTGCCGGTATCGCTGCCCAGCTTTTCCAGGAATTGCTCTAGCGACTCGGAGGCATCCACGCCGGAGCTGGTCTCAGCCAGGGTAAACAGAGCCGCCAGGACCCCGGCATCTGTGCCGCTGCCATTTTCGGCTGCTGCCAGGGCGGCAAGCAGAGACGACAGTTCTCCGCCTGAACCGGCCTCACCCCTGACCAGGGCAGCGGCGGAGCCTACAAGGGTATCTGCTCCCCCGCCGGCCTCCGCTCTATTGAGTATCGCCTGGGCCTGCGCGAGAACATCGGACCCGCTGCCGGTCTCAGTTCTTACCTGGGCAGCGGTGGGGGCCGACGCTTCTGAGCCCGAGCCGGTATCGGAGGAGGTCTTTTCGATTACTGAGGGGTCTCCCCAGTCCTCAAACATATAATCAGGCGCGAAGGAATTCCAGGATGAACCACTATCAGTAGACTTCTCCTCATTCCCACCACCATAAGTTGGGACTGAAGTATCCTTCCTCCAAAATACCAGGTTACTAGCATCACCAGTGAGTGCCCGAGCTACAATAGCATACTTGGCATCAGCAGAAAGGTCGTAACCAGCACCAAGAGTTATCTCTCGCCACTCACCCTCAGCAGCCGTTGTCAAGGTGTTTCCATCAGTAGTGCCACTGCAAAGGTCACTACCAGTGGGATGTCCGCTTCCATCGGTGGCCCTGATACCAACCGTAATTGTCCCTGGCGAGGCAAACCTGGCAATCTTTAACTTGACGCTGGTGATCTTATGGGCTACTGATGGAGTGAATGTTTGCCCATTCCACTTTGCGCCATAAAAACTCTCACGGTTTTCATCACCAGTGTTATAGTTTTCGTATAAAGTAGCCATCTATTACTCCTAGTTAGCCTGGAGTCGAGACTCAGGACCCTAGACTCCAGGCTCCAGGCTAATTACACGGGTCCTAGCTCAGGGTGATGGATACTTCCAGCGTCCAGGTGCCGGTTGATTTCGTCCCCAGGGACTCCACCTTCCGGTTGAGGCACTTGGCGCTGACAGACTGCTTGACAACCCACTCGTTCCAGGCGTAGTTAGCATCACCAGAGCCGAAGCTGGACTTAAAGGTCGCCTTCTGAGTGGTGGACGTGGGATAGGTCGCCTCCATCGCCTTATAGGTCTTATTGGTGGCTGCCTGGAGGTCGGTCTGGGTGGCAGCGGCGGCCGTAGCGGAGTCCCCCACGCCAATCTGGGCGTTGGCGTTGTCAAAGTGGTTGGCGCTGCCGCTGGTAATAAGGTCCCACATCTCGTCGATGCCGCTGTTAAGTAAGCAGTTGCCCTCGCCCTCAATGACTTCGTAGGGGACGGTGTTCTCCAGGAAGGCCGCTCTCCCCTCCGGGGTCTTGAAGGCGTCAATGTCGCCGTTCCTCTTTTCCAGGCGGTAGCGGCACTTCCACTGAGCTATTTCTGATTTTTCCATGTTAGTCCTCCTTTTATTTAGTCCGGAGTCTGGAGCCGGGAGTCCTTAGTCCGGACCCCCGACTCTCGACTCGTGACTCTCGACTCTGGACTGATTTACGCTACGCTGTCTACCCGGCTGTTCAGGAAAAACATTACCTTGGTTTCCGAGAGGGCGACTCCGATGATGGTGTTACAGTCGCCGGTGGTAGAAGGCGCGGTCTCGGTGATCTTCCCGTTGTCCGTGTCTTCGGCAACGTAGACATAAGCGCCGGCGGTTGCCCCGGTGTAGCCACCCACCACGGGGTTGGCGGACACAGGGACCTCCTCACCGCTGGCGCCGCCTCTCAAGGCGACTATCCTGCCCTGGATGGCGGTCCCGGTGGTGGCCAGCGCCCGTTTCCAGCCTGAGCTGTAACCGAGCACGTCACCGACCTTGCACGCCTCAGCCAGGGTAACGGTCTGGGGCTCCGTGCCCCGTCCCGAGTCCAGGATTTTCCTTCCGGTTGCTGGGTCTGCAAAAGCCATGAGCTTTTACCTCCTTATTTAATTTCCTTGACCTAGTCCTGCACGCCGATTAGAGCGGCTGCCTTGACGGCTGAAAAGAGCGCCAGGGAGCAGTACCACTTGATGCGGGTGCGGCTGGCGTCCTTGGGCTCCAGGGCGCCGATGGGCTCGACGGTGATAACCCCGGGTGAAGTCAGCCCCGCCACGGCTCCCTCGCCGAACTGGAGGGCGTAGATGGTGGAGTTGGCGGCCCCGGTGGTCAGCGTCTCCACGCTGCCACTGACGGTGTGGGTGTCCAGCACCCAGTCGCTCACCCCGATGGGGATGCCGTTATAGAGCTGGACGAACTCCCCGAGCTTACCGGTCCCGACTTCAAGGTTGTTGCCGGCGGCCCTCGCCAGGGCGTTTATCTTGCGCCTCGAGCGCCGGCTCATCAGGAGCAGGTCGGGCTTTCCGCCCTTCACGGCATCGATGAGCTCGTCAATCTTGACCAGGGTCAGAGTCGCCCCGGTGGCCGCCATGGCGATCAGCTGGTCGCTGGCTGAGGCGGTATTGATGAGCTTCCTCAGCCCGTTGAACTGCTTGGCGTTCACCGCGCTGTCCCCGTAGATAAAGGTATCCTCAAACTTGTGGCGCAGCGCCTTCGCCTTGAGCTCGATGACCGCTGCCTCGATGTCCTGGATATTACTCCGGGTCGCCTTCAGGTAGTTGTCCACGTCGGCGTCACCGCCCATGATCTTGAGGGTGGCGGTTACCTGGGTGAAGGTGGGGGTGCTTTCCACCCAGGTGTCCCCGACATCGTAAAAGTCGATGGTGGGGAGGGCGTTCTCCTTGTTGTAGGTAAGACCGTTGCCCACAATCTCCACGAAGGGGAGGCTCTGGAGGACGGGGGAGTCCTTGATGATGGTCTCGACTACCCCCTGGAGGAGGATATCGTTGGAAAGTTTACTCGCCTCGGTTAGTGTTAATGCCATTGTAAAACTCCTTTCTGTCTATTACTGGTTAATACCGGTTAATACTGGTTAGTACCGGTCATTTGCCGTTCTTGCTGGCGATGGCGTACTTGATTTTCTCGGTTGACGACAGGCTAGAGAGGTCGGGTGCGGTCCTCACCGGAGCCCCCGGAGGGACCGTTACCGCGGCAGCCGCGGCTGCCAGGCTTTCCTTCACCTTACTCACTACCGCCCTCGCCTTCTCGAGGGAGCTTGAAATCTCCTCGATGCTCTCCCCGGTTACCAGCTCCCCGGGGACGGTAGGGTTTGCCTCGAGCACCAGCGCCTTATAGCTCTGGATGGCGGAAGTTAGCCCCCCGGTGGCAGCCTCAAGTTTAGCCGT